CAATGAATAATCCGTTATGCTCTTTATTTCCGTACATTAGAAACAAATCTGCAACGCCTGCCATAGTACCTTCAGCTTTTAATATTTTTGCTTCTATCAAAGTTCTCCGACCTCCGTTGGGAATGGAGAATAAAATGTACATTGGGTATTGAAGTTTAAACCAATTCACACAGGCTATCTGCAATTTACTTTCGTTGTGCTTCATTTGTCTAATCTATTTAATGAATATCCATTTTCTTTTGCCCATAGCGGCTCTAATTCTATTTTATTGTGGCATTCTCTGCATACTCCTAAAAAGTATCTAGTATCGGTCAATAGTTTACCTATTCTGCCTTTTTTGTGGTGTACTTCCGTTGGCAATTCTTTGCAGCTATTAACTTGACAAAACATTAATGATTGTAAAAATACTTTCCTAACTTTCAAATACTCTTTATTTTCTAAGTTTCTCTTTTGGGAAACTTTTTTTATAGGCTCAGGACTTTCAAACCATGAATAAAAACATCGGCAGCCGCTTGTACCTAATCCGTATTTTGAAAAATAGACTTTCATACCACCGCGCTCTGCATATTGAAGGTCTTGTCCGCACCCTTTGCCTTTAGCTCTACCAGTTCCTTTACATACTTTCATTTATCAGTATTTATCCTCATTTAGTTTTAATTTGTTTTACAAAAAGTTCGTAAATCTGAGAGTTAGGTGCAAGTGCTACATTAGTGCTTCGTATCAAACTTTCGTGTTCAAAAATTTTAAATAAAAAGCCACCGCACTTTTGTTTTTTCAAAACAATTTAGGTTCTAAGTATTTGTCTTTAATCTCATAACTTGTATCATAATTTTCGTTTTGTCCTTTTGGGTATGGGTAAATAATAAAATGATTTTTAATTATTTCAGTATTGTGCTTTCTAAAATTCTTATATCCAACCACATAAAAATATCTATGCTTTCTTTCTTGCTTTACTATTTCTCCACCATTTTTCACCCAATTTTCATTTTTAGTTAACTTGCTATCAATATCAAAATTCAAGGCAATCATATTTTCGGGTATATGTCTTTCGTGATATTCTTTACCATTAAAAAAGAACTTATTTACTCCTCTTTTGTCTTTTTGGTTTACCCTTCCAACACCCGTGTAAATCCAATTTGTCGCTTGATAAATATAACCATTATGTTTTTGGTTTGCATCTGAATATGAAACAATAACTTTATTACCAAGCATTCTTAAACATTGTGATACAAAAAAACTTAGTGAGTTCTTTTCTAACCCATCATTTGTAATCAATCTATTTAATTCGCAGTAAGTTCCTTTATCAAATAGTTTACTAAAAAATGGTGTTGGTGGCATACCAAAGGTGCATACTCCAATTATTTCTTCTCCATCAACAAGGGCAAAAGATTTCATTACATTACACTTTCTTTTAGCGTAGTGCTTATTCAATAACCACTCTTCGGTTTTCTTTGATGGTACTTCAATCACTTTATATTTATTTAAAATTCCCAAGCTTTTTTTTATTTAAAATTTTTGTTTCGTTCTTCGTATCAAGTTTATCCTAAATTAACCGCACCAGCAGGTAACAGCACATTGTCAAAAGTGGGGGTTTCGTTTTTCAATTCAAGTTTATCGTTCATATCAAATTCTGTTTTTAAATTAAACATTAGTGGTACAATGCCACACCTTCGGCAATCTGCAAAAGGTTATATTCTATTTTATAAACCTATTTTTTTCTTGTCTTATCTGCCAATACAACTGGGTAAATAAGGTCATTATACGTCTATTAGAGTTCGCTAGTGTCTTTGTCTCTCCGTTCATGTCCTGTTCGTCTATTATGTTATTAATAGCGTCAAAATCGCTATCATTAAGTAGCTTTATTTGCTCGATTATTTCTTTTATTTTTAAGTCCATTGTTTAGTTTTTAATCAATTTTTAACCCTTCGTCGTTTAGAAGTTCATGTAATTTTTCTCGAGCATCTTTTATAGCTTTGTAGGCGTCATCTGATAATGCTTCATGCTTTAATCTATTGCGTAAATACTGGCTATAATCCCAAACTATACTATACCATTTACTAGCATTAATACATAACTCTAGTTCGTGTTGTTCCTCGATAGTGTTAAATTCAATCGTTACTTTTGCCATTTTTTCATTAGTTCTTTAATATCTCCAATTGTATAAACTCCATGCTGAGTGTTATCTAATGCATATACTTTTGTTTCGTCAGGTAAAGATTTAGCTAAATCATTTAGCCACCTACTATTACCGCAACTTCTAAAAAATACTTTCTCAAATATATCTGGATTGATGTAGTAGTATATTCCATCTGCATCTCCTAGCTCTATATCAATAGGTTCTTTTGGTATTCCGAATGTTGTACTCATATTATTATTTTTTAAATGTTTCGTTGAAGTATTGTTCTGCGTTTACCCTTTCATCATTGGCAAACGTTCCCTCATTGAATGCTTTAATTATCTGCTCCCTTTCCATTTCTTTTGCTAGTTCAAATAGCTTATAATTCTCGCCTTTCAACGTAACTTCATTTTCAGTTATAAGTTTATCAATTAACCATTGTACTGCGGTGACTTCTTTCATTGTGATTAATTTTTACAAAGTTAATGTTTTCTTTATTTGTTGTAAGTTAAAAATACTAAATGCTTTAATCGTTAAATGGGTCAATATTTTTTGCAGTAATCCAATTGTGATTATCCCAGCTTGAGCTTTCATTTACAGTAGCATCATTAGGTTGGTAGTCTTCTTCAAATCTGCCGTTTTTAAAATTATAACAATGGTCTGCTATACCCTGCTCACCTAGATTTTTAAATTTAACTTTCTGCACTGATATAGAGCCTTTGTTTATGAATACTCTATTCCCGTCTTGTTTTCTGCTCATAGCAATTCCATAATCGGTCTTATTCCAGAAGTCTGCCGAACCTGCTATATCATACATAGTCGGCATAGGAAATTTACCGTCCTTATCTTTTTCTAATTTTCTAGGGTGCGCAATCAAATGAACTAATACATCATTAACTTTTGCGAACCATATTATCTTATCGAGCACTTGAGATATGTAGTCTAGTTTAGTTTGACCAGCTCCAAGCCTGTATTCCAATTTATTGAATGGGTCAATAACGCATATCTTAACGCCTTTTGTTTTGACTAGATATTTGAACTTATCCAATATATTGTCTAATGTAAAATCATTGTCTAGGTTAACCCAAAAGAAATTCTTAGCTATGTATTCATGAGCCTCCCAAAATTCGGCTTCAGTTAAAAAGTCTTTTTTAAATGTTTTGCCAGTTAGTTTTTCGGCTATCTTTGAATAGTGGTATTGAGTAGGGAAGTTCTCAGGTGTCCAATATGCAACCTTCCAATTATGTTCAAAGTTTAACTTACAATTTACCATGTCTACAAACTCTGACTTTCCAGAGGAAGGTGTTCCTGTCCACGTTGCTAGTCGTTTAGTCTCCCATGTGATTAAAGTATCTAACCATTTTAAGCCTGTAATTTTTCCCTTCTGCATTCCTTTCTCGTATAAGTCCATAATGTCGGATAAATAGTCTTCAGCTTCTAATATGCCTTCTATTTTTGGAACTCTCGCTTTGTTAATGAACTCTTTTAAGACTCCATATCCGTTATTCATTAAGCAGTCATTAGCGTCTTTGTATTCATTAAACTCTACTATGTAGCATTTCTCAAATCCAAAACGTCTTATCAATTCGGCTCTTAATTCCAATCCTTTCTCGTCATTGTCAACTGCAATGTATATTTTTTCAATAGTGTCGAATAGGTTTATGGTCTCATCTAGGTAGCTCATTTTGCCTACGTTCGCTCCGTTGGGAACTGATATAACATTTTCAAATCCATCTGAAATAAAACTAAGTGCGTCCCATTCACCTTCAACTATTATAATCTCTTTAGCATTTATGATAGCATCATAATTATACCATATCAATTCGGCACCCTTAGATAGCTTGAAGTTTTTTTTGCCATCTCGATACTTTACATTGACAAGTTCACCGTTCCTGTAGTAAGGAAAACAAATACAGCGTTCTATCTTATTTGATTGCGGCATGAACTCTTCCGCACTGGCTATTTGCATTTTAATAATGGTTTCACTATTAATCATTCGAGAGTGCGCATATTGCACCGCTTTTTCAGATAACTGAGTTTTGTTTTCAAACTTTGGAATTTCATAAATAACCTCTTTTGAATATGGCTTGTATTCATGGAATCTAGATTGGCAGTGATTACAATATCCTTGAGCTTTTTCTGCGTTGTAGCTAAATGATTTTGCACTCTTTTTTCTCCTATCATTTGCGCAGTCTGGACAAGGCTGGGCATTTTCACCTTGCTTATGAATATCTATTTCAAAGATTCTATCTGAGCCTACTTTTTTTATCTTAATACTCTGGCTCATTTTGTTGTTTTTTTAATCGGTCACTTAAACTAGGTTGTGAATCACATAATGCGAAATAAGGATTGTTAGATACGAACTCCTTTTTTACATATTCAACTGGTTTGTTTTTTTCATACCCCGCCAAAAATACATCAATGTATAAAACTCCGTCTTTATTTTTTGTATTTAACTTTGCTGGACTTAAAAACTGAGCATTCCAAAAATTATCTCCCTTTGCCCATTTTATAGCATTTATTATTTGCTCTTTTTTATAGCTGCTTAAAAGTAAAGTCAAAGTGGATTTTGTTTTTTCTGTTAAATATTTACTATCAAATATACTATCTATAACAGTTATAATTTCATTTACATCTTCATTTTCAATTATTTCTTTTTTATCTTTTAATACTTTATTCTTTATTATTACTTCTTTATTATTAGTTGGCAGGGTATCTGTAAGGGTATCTTCAACCCCCCCTTCAAGGGTCTCGGATATATCTAATTGTTTTTCAGCCTTTAATTCAGCGCCTTTTAATCCAAAACCTTTCGCAACTATAACAGCGTCCATAGTCTTTTTATAAGTTTTGAAATATTTTTCTACTAATTTTGATTTTATTTCTACATTTTTTCCTGAATAATATGCAATAGTAGCCATTATAAATTCAGATAAATGCTTTTGATTGTGGTCAAAAAACTCAGAAGCTATATCAATATCTTCAAAGTTTATTTTGTAAAAAGGTTTTTTAATTTGCATAATGTCGTGTTTTAAAAAAAGTGGGAGTGGCAAACACGACTAAGCCTGATAGCGAAACTACCATTTTAACTCCCATATTGTTAATAAGATTTTTTATCATTGTGCCGTGTTATGAATGCAAATATACTACTTATTTTTTAATTTGTTTAATTTTTTTCCTCTATCTCTAAACTTCTTTCAAACTCTAAGCATTGACTTTCATTAAGCAAAAGCATCGAGTTTACCACGCTCATAATAGCGAATATCTTCTCATTAGAGAGGTCTTCAAATACTTCGTCATACTTTATACCTTTGGCTGAAAATTCTCGCTTTATATTCAGTTTAAATGCGTTTATTTGATTACTGATTTCGCGAGCTTTTAGAAGGTGTCGTTTGTCTACTAGACTTTTGTCTATATAGTCCACTTCCATTTTGAATATGTCGGCATAGAAAAATAGTTTATAGAATCGAAAAAAGCTATTGGTAAGTAATTCCATTAGAATATTTTAATTGTTTTTGTGATTAATGTATGCAAATATAGAACTATCTATATAGTTGAAAGTTAAAAATATTAAAAATGTAGTGTTTACTAGGCTTTCAGAGCGTTATTTTTGAAAATAAATAGCGTATTTCTGAACCAATGCGCCTTGTCTTCTATAACTAACCTAGCTTTTTCGGTCTCTTTTTCTAGTAATTTAAACCCTCGATTCTCAAATTCGGGTATAATTTCTGAATTGTCTAAGCAATTGACGTGACCGAACCCAGCCTGACCACGAACCGCCCAAGAAGTTATAAGATATTTTGCTGAATGGTTTGTGATATTGTCTAAGTATGCAGCCATAAACTCAGCTGGTATATGTTCACCTACTTCTAAACTTATAACTAGGTCAGAAGTGAATGATTTGCTCTTTAAATCTGTGGTTAAATCGCCTTGAATAATATATTCAAACTTAGCTTGTTTAGGTATTGACCCTTCTACTCCTATTGCATTGCTTACAATAGGACTTAATTTTGAAAGGTACTCACCTAGACCGCATCCGAAATCGGTTACTGATTGTATTTTCTTTTTTATGCAAAAGTCATAAATCCATTGACTTAATTTTTCTGAATGCACATGGTGATTATGCGCTGTTTCACCGTTCCAAAAACCTGTATTTGCTATTTCGTTCATATTACTTTTTTAAACCAACAATCGTTACTTATTTTATCTGGCGTTCCTAGCAATTCATTTACCGCTTTGTTCACACCTTCCCATGCAGTATAATCATGACCTGATATTATGCCGCCTTTTTTCATTTTAGGTAGCCAACTTTCAATATCTTTTTTAACCGCTTCGTATGAGTGTCCAGCATCGATAAAACAAATGTCAACCGAACTATCCTCAAATAAATTTGCAGCCTCGTGAGAGAGTGATTTGACCTTACTAAAATTGTGTGATATTAGCTTAGTATTTTTGTCAAAGTCTTTTTCTATGTCAGATATTCCATTGTAGGCTTCTACTTCTTTATTGTCATTGCTATCAGTCGCACCCTCAAAAGAATCCACTGCAACAAAATCTATTGGTCTATTTTGGTTTATAATCTCGGTAACTATAAACGAAGTCGATTTGCCTTTAAAGCACCCTAGCTCGACAAATGTACCTCCGTCTGGACATTGCTCTAATAATTCTAGGTATTCATTTTCCATATTAAACCAACCTTCCATAGATTGGTAATTGTGTTTTATTTTTTTCATCTTATTAATTTAGCTAGTTCTAATCCATGTTTATAGCTTGCTCTGACTATATCCTCACTTTGCAAATACTGGTGTCCCCATTTATTCCTTTTATTCTCATCTGACATTCTATCTGCATTCCTTTTGTATTTGTCTACTAGAAATTGCTCATTAATTAAAATCATGTGGTATAGATTAACCAATCCTTTTGCATAATTTACCACTCCCTTCGGACTGCAAGTATGGCAGCCAGCATCGTAGTTTATTTCTTTGATATAACTCTTATTGAATAGTATAGACTTATCATACTGCTCTGCTCTGACTCCATGCTTTATATCTGCAAGCTCGGTTAAGCCTTCCACGTTGCACATATTGTATGCAGTTGCTGATATTATTGTCTTTTTATTGTTTTGAAATTCGATTAAATCACTTTCGTTAACGTCTACAAATTCATCACAATCTACAACCATAACCCAGTCAGTGTCGGCTAGTTTCCACGCATTGTTTTTAATTGTTAAATAGGCACTATCTGATAGCTTATTATCTGTCGAATAACTAACTACTCCGCACGATAAATCATAGGCTATAAGCTCTGTATTGTCGGTGCTTTCATTATCATAAACTACTATTTTGCAATTAGGGAAACGCGCTCTATACCACTTGACAAAGTGAGGCAAAACCATTTCTTCGTTGTAGCAAATTGTGTAAATCGTTAACATATATCCAAAGTTTTTATATCTTTATTCTCTATCCATACGCTGAGTAAACGCTCCAATATAAACGTATGCATAGTGTAATAATCCAATCCTGTTACTATCTTTAATTTGTCAGCTGAAAGTGCTTTATATCCTGAATCTTTCCACGCCGCTTCTTTATACTTTGTTTCGAGTAGGTCAATAGCTTTTGTCAATAGTTCTTTATACTCATTAAAAATCTCTTTTTTAGCTATAAAAAAATTAGAATAGATAGTATGCTTAGGTTCGCTCACTTTAAGTCCTAAATCGGTGCATATATTAGTGAATAGTTCCATAAATCCAGCGTGATTGTTTTCGCTAAATTCTAAATAAGGTTTCGGCAAAGGTTCGCAAAGATTGATGACATCGTAATCAGTATATTTTTTTTCTCTCAGTAGGTTAAATAAAACTCGCTTATTCATTCCTGTCTTTGCCCTAAACTTCCAACTAAAAAAGCCTGTATATTTGTTTTCTATTGGCGTGTTTAGGATTACATTGTACTCAAATAGATAGGACTTGTCGGCTATAGTGCTGACCTTATTATCTATTCTAGTATATTCAGTATTTTGATTGTCTTTAAAACATATACCAAAGATAGTTATATCATTTAGCTGAATTGGATTATTAAGTGACTGAATGTATTTTATCATTTCAAACTATCTATTATTTGCAATCTTTTTTGAGTTATTTTCTTAATGTCATTTCGTTCAATAAACCATTCCACTTGTAAGGCTTGCATATCTGAGTAATAATCGCCAAAGTTTATTAGTCTTTTTACCGTTTTTTCAAAGGTCTTGTCATTTACTTTTAGCGCTTTAGTTCGTTCATAGCAACCTCCGTTAGTAACGCCAACTATTCCCATACTCGCATATTCCAACGCTCTTAAATCACTTTTGCATAGTGTGAAAGTATCATTAAAACTAGGCAGAAGTCCTATGGTTATATCCTTATAAAGCTCGATATAATTTTCATTTTTAGGTTTACGAACCTCAATGTCATACTTCCTATTCCCTGACATTATTCTGAGATACCATTCACTTTGAACTTCGTCTTTTGTGTAACCGCCTAAAATCCGTTTGACTTTGTAGTCGACCTGCAAAGGTTTAGCCATTGTGAATAAATTATTGACATGACCTGCAGCACCAACCCAGCCAATAGCGTGTTCTTTAGGTTCGTTCTTTGTATTATGTTCGATAAAATTAGGCAATACTTCACTATTATAACCTAGCTTTTTTAGCTCTCTTTGCAGCGTATAAGTTGATGTAGTTATAACATCGGCAAGGTTTAAATTGTCTAGTATCGGAGCTATCTGCTTAATGCTATTCTTTGAGTAGCCATAATGGTATCTAGGCAGCTCTATCCAGTCATCTAAATCAACAACTATCTTTACGCCATTACTTTTTAATTTTTCAATATCGCTTGTACATTGGTTTGACATTCGATTATACACTACTACATCATAGTCATTAGTTACAACGCCATTAGTCATTATGACTTCATGATGTGGCTGCAAATGGCTGTAAGGATTAAGTAGTCTGTGAATGTTAACTCCTACCGAATTGTTTTGAATTAATGCTATTTTCACTTTCCGTTTAATTTTCTTAAATTTATTCCTAACCCTAGCTGAATAGAAGGTCTAAAAGTTTCACTATAGGATAACCCAACTCCTAAATATGGTACAATTATAGGCTCTTTTTTCTTCTTGTATTCGCTTATTAATTCGCTTTTGAACTTAGATAAGGATAGGCAATTAGATAAAGCGGTGTCGCACTCTCTAAGGCTAGTATCTAAATAATTAATATCGGTTTTCGCTTGCAGAAATAAGGTATCTATTGAGTTAAATGAGTCTACTGTATAAGTGTTATTCCAACGGTTTACTATTTTAGTATTTGTTTTTACTCTATCTTTATATTGAATTACGGACAAAGTTGTTTGACCTTGGAGGCTGTCCACTTGAAGGCTCAGTTGGTTTATTATCTGGCTGCTCGATTGGTTTTGAAGTCTTAGTCTGTAGACTAAACCCAATACTAATATTACTAACCCAATCAATGTATAATCCTTCCATTTCATTTACAAATATAGTTTATTTTTTTTACTCAAAGGTTAATTCATTATTTGCATAGATGCTAAGGCTTCCCATTATATCTAAACTGTGCTTTTGGAATATCTCATCAAATAACAGCACAAATATATTAGTTATTATATTGGCTTGGTGAACTTGTTTTATATACTTCGGCATAATATTATCCAATTCCCATAAATCGTATGCTTCATTGAAGGTTAATAAATACCCTTTATTTTCAAAGTAATCATTTAATTCATATTCTACTCCATACTTTTTACCCAACTCCATTATGTCCTTAAGCAATTCGGAATCTCTAGACCAATTACGGAGCGACTTATTAAGTGAATTATTTAAAGACTCATTCATGTTAAAAATTGTGGGTTATTCTTGCAATTTGACCATCTTTTTTATGATGTATAAAGGCTTCTATTGCCACAGGTGCGTGTTGGTAACCTTGACGATGGTGCCAACTATCTGCCCCGCTTGGACTTCTTAACGTTTCAACCGTTATTCCTACATAATCTTTGGCTATTTTGTGGTGTACGTGGTGTCCATAAATATACCTTCTCGTAGTTTTATCCCACATTTTGCTTTCTTGAGCTGCAAGGCTTGGCAATAAATCCATTTTAGCGCCGTCCATGTGAGTAGTGGCGATTAAATTATCATAGTATTGAGTATATTTTCTGTGGCTCATATCGCAGTTGAAAGTGACGTTTTCGGATAGCCTAAACCATGAATTTATACTATCTAGTAAGAAAAATCCACTCATATAGTCATGATTTGAAGGATTGTAGACCACTTCTACAGGTGCTATCTGCATTAGCGTTTCGATTATTTCGACTAATAACTTTTTAGCCATGATAAAACTATCATACCACATTCCGTTTACGTCTTGTCTAGTTCCGCTTGTCGTAGTATTTTGAGCATTGTCTACGTGCAATATGTCATTACCTGCTATAAATATAATCTTGTCAAAATTAAATCCCTTTGACTTGCACAATATACCGTTTAATCCGTCCAATACTCGCTTAACTGCTATCTGACTGTTATAATCCTCGCCTGTTTCAAATGAAGACGCTATTTTGCCTATATGAATGTCGGCTGGGTCAAAGACTAGGCAGCATGAATCGGTTTTATTTTCGTAGTTTATCTTATTATACTTCGGAGAGTGCTTATCCATCTCCGCAATAATCAAATCTCGCAGCTCTAAATAGTCATTTTCGGTATTTTTTTTGGTTGGAGCGTACTGAATCCACTGTTGACCTGTAGTTTTTGACGTGGATATTTTTGTTATCTCAAAATTGGAAGGTACATCTATAGGTTCGCTCTGCAATTTCTCAATAGTAGACAAAACATTTCCGTTTTTATCTAGTTTTTTTTGAGTTTCAACCAATTTTCTATCACCATTTACCCCTCTAAGTTCATTAATAATGTCATTTTCAGCAAATGAAATAAAATACTTAGCTTGGTTTCTCCCAAATTCGTGACTTTTTATATGCAAGCCTAGATGTTTAGCTTCATCGTCACTTAACCTTCTACATAGTTTATTCATCACTTAATATATAAAATTTGCTTTTGGTTTCCTGACTTCTTATAGCTTACATGAACCCACGCTGGTTCTTTATCAGTACCGTATTCCCAAATTAATTGTGAGTAGTCTAAATTGTCCTTAATATAATTAAATATTTCGCTATTTTTTAGCCCTCCCACGCCTTGCAAATCTAATGCTTCGCCTGTTGTATGCTGAGAATTTTTAGCGCCTCCTATGGCTTTATTTAAAGCTGGACTTCTATAGCCGCTGCTTATTCTTATTGGCTTACCTAGACCTTCTCTAAGTGGCTCAAATACTTTTTCAGCTACTAGCTTTAAATTGGCTATGACTTGTGGACTTGGCGTGTTGTCTATTCGCTTTCTAGTTGCGGTTTGACTTGTAATTAATTCTGCTAGTGTTAAATGCTTACTGATTTTCATTTGAATAGCTAATTTATTTTACAAATATAGCTATAAATTTATGTTGCCTATGTCTTTTTTTAGTGACTTGAATACGTTTATCATTTCTTTTATGATAGTCAATAAAGGCTTATTGCCTAGTTTTATTGAGGTTTCGTCTATTGATTTTATTTCAATGTATATCCAAAGAATTGCAATAACTTTACTAAATAATAACTCTATTCCGAACATTGTATTAGAACTCACTATGAATGTATCTATCGTAAAGGCTAGCAATAACGAACCCATATAAAAGAAAGTCTTTATAGCGAGGTTAAATAGTTTATTGCTCTGAAAACTTTTGATGCCGTTTAGTTTTATGGTGGCATAAATAGCGAATACGGTGTCAGTCATAACTGCTAAACTCAAAAGAAATATAATGCCATAGATAGGTGACAAAAAAGATATAAAGGCTAGTATTAAAGACTTTAAGAATAGGATTAAATCAAATTTAGGCATTTTCATTGGTTAATAGTTAAAAAGGTGGTTCAATTGGTTTAGGTTGGTATTCTATCTGCTCTAAATCTTTTACCCACATAAAGTCAGGATTTACGCAATCATGCATCTCTTCAATAGATATAACCCAGTTGTCTTTAATGTCTTGTATTGGATTAAAAAAACTATCTGAGTCATACCACTGACCTACTAATTGTTCTTTTTGTGTTTCTGTTAAAAGTCCTACTAATATCATATTATTATAAATTTACTTAATATTTCTGTAAATGTTTTATGAGAATAACATCCCTTTGCTTTGTTAGTCCAAACACAAACAAAATGAACATTGCCTTCTATATATCCTAAGTCATTATCAATTCTATCCAAAGATAATAAATAAGGACTTGAAGTCATTTCTTTTTTTTCATTATATGTTTTAGGACAAAGCATATTCATACTAGTATAGGCACATTTGTAATTTTGACTTTCTAATAGTTTTTGCAAATACTCTATTGAAACTTCAAATGGATATGTTCTTGATTTTGCGCCAGCTCTCCACCTTCCATATAAAGCATTGTGAATATCTTTACTTCCTCCTTTATTACAATTTCTTGGTTTTCTAATTCCTTTTTCCCATGCTTTTTTAGTTCCGCTTCCTTTACCAATTTCTCTTTCAATATTATTCCTATCAAGAATCATTCTTAGTTTTTCAGAACCTATTTTATATTTTTTACATAATTCCTTTTGCTTTATTCCATTTATGTAATCTAAACACAAATCATTTTCAAAAGAAAATCTTAATAGATTAATGTTTTTATACATTTCTTCTTTACCAATTATTGCAATATTATGCATTTTTAATACACGTCTTACCCTATCAGTTGTTGCATTCAATTCCTTTGCAATTTCATGCATTGGCTTTTTACCATAGTTTGATTTTATATAATCAACATCTAATGGTTTAATATTATTCCATCTTCCCATAATACAAATATACAACAATATAATCATAATATTTAAATATTTCTAGAAAGACTTGTTTGGAATGCTTGTACCGCTGTGTATAAGTTAGCTGCCTCGGTGTCTGTAAGTCCGTCTCCTATGCTTGAGAATGCGCATTCTCTTGGTGTATAAAATGAAGGGTTATTTGAGAACCAAATTGCAAGAAGATATATGTCATTTGTAGCTCGTGTGCTTGATGCCGCAGTTGAAGTAACTACTTTTGTATTATTTTTAAACCCACTTTTAGCATTTGATGCACTTCTATTTGCAATGTATAACCCTCTTGAATCTGTATTTGAAGCTGTATTAACTGTTATATCTTGAGCAAAAGGTCTAAATAAATCAGCTTGTCTGATATTCATTGTTAAGTAACTTGTGGTATCATTAGCAACTCCCATATCCCAAAAAGTGCCATTTATATTAGTTCTTGAATAAAAACTTATATGAGAGGAATTATTAATTAAATTAGGGTTTGGTTTTATGAATGTATTTGCATACCCATTTGTTCCGTTCCCTTGTATTCCATTGGCACTATGAGTAACTCCACCAAAGAACTGCAACCTAAACGCAGCATTTAAATCTCGTGGGTCTTTTAGGTTAAACTTATGACTACTAGCACTTCCCCCCACAAATGGATAAATAGCTTTCATTTTACTCCATACTCCAGCCGCTTTCATATCAATTACTAACTTGTTAACTGCATTAGCTTCTACTTGGTCAACTATAGCAGCGTTTGTTACGAATGCTTGAGCATCTGCATCACTTACTGTTTGAGTACCTATTGAGCGACCTAATGAAGTTTGGAATGTTTGTATAGCATTGTATAAATTAGCTGCATCAGTGTCTGTTAATCCTGTACTTATGTAATGCAAAGCTACTTGATAGTTGTTGTAATAAATTGGACTTCCATTGTCACTTCTTGCACCTAAAAAGAAATTAGCATTTGGCATTAAACTAACAACTGATGTAGATTTTGTGGCTATTAAAACTCCATTAGAATAAACTTTGCCACTTATGTTAGAAGTTCTTGAAAAATTAATTAATCCTGTTGTTGGAGTAAGTGCATACGGAAGCGAACCCCCATCTGTATAAAAATATTTAGTCGAAACTAAATGATACATATCTCTAAATAAAGTAGTGTCTCTAACGCCATAAATCTTAATTCCAGAAACGTCTTGAGTTCTTGAATATAACCCAAAAGACAAATTATCAAAAACTAAATTAGTAGAAGGATTAAAAAAAGTATTTGCATATCCATTTGTCCCATTAGGTTGAGCACCATTTGCATTATGCGTCCAACCGCCTAAGAAAGACAACCTAAACGCAGCGTTTAAATCTCTTGGGTCTTTCAAATTAAACTTATGAGTGCTAGCAGTACCCCCTACAAATGGATAGATAGCTTTCATTTTTGTCCATACTCCAGCTGATTTTAAATCTACTACTAACTTATCAATAGATGAACTTATAGTAGGGTCAGTAATTGCAGCAGCAGTTAGGAATGCTTGAGCGTCTGCATCTACGCTAGTTTTTGGCATTAAAGATATTATACTTCTATAGCTCATATTATGCTTGTGTAGTTACTCCGATTATATCAAATGTGTCATCTGTTGAGTTGTAAACAATACCTAAATAAGTAGTTTTATTTGCAACCGTTGTAGTAGGTGAAGTCACTCCTATTGCTCTATATTTTCCACCATAAGCTATTGACCTTGGAGTTCCATTGTCTTTTATTCTTATTACTAAATCCTTACCTTGCACCCATGTTCCTGTAGGATTTGCGAGTGTTAATCCCGCTGCTTGTGCGGTTATAACTACTAAATCATTTCCGAATACAGGCGTTACAGTTGCAGAACTTACAACGGTTTGGACATTAGGGTTATTGTCCTGTGCGGATACTTCAACGTAGGTAGAACCTGTCCACCGATACAATTTATTAGTGTCTAAGGTTACATAAATAACACCTGACTCGCCTGTGACTGGTAAGGCTGCAAAGTTTGATACTTCTATAAATTCTTCACCTCCGCCGAAGTCGAAATTGTCAGAATTATAATTAAAAATCCAATTTTCCATTATGATTTATTTAATATGTTTTATTTAATATGAATATATCGCTATATATTGAGTTCCCTGCATTATTACTTCCCCATTGAACAGTTACGTCTAAGGTATTGTTTATTGTAGTGTTAAACGTGGTATTATTGATTACATTAAATGCAAAGCCTTGAGTTGATGCATTAGAAGTTTTAATATAATGAAATGAGCCAAGTGAAACTATAGATGCTACAGTTGCACCGCCTATTTGTCTAATCGTAAAATCAATATTTAAACTCCAAACATCATTTATTATTGAGTTTGTTAAACTTTGCACCCCACTATCCAATAATACAACGCCATTTGATTTAGTTCTTATTCTTATAGTTTGGTTATTTGCTGCGTTCATAACACCTCCAAAAATAGCTCTAAAACTATCACCAACTTGGAATCCATTTGCAGGTACGCTCAAAGTTCCAACGCCACCGTTAATTAAACTTCTCTCTACATTCGTTCCTGTAATTATAGTGCTATTCCCAGTTTGAGCAAATAGTCCGCTTGTGCTTATTTGACTGCCATCATCAAAGTCAAATAAATCTCCAGTAAAGCTAAAGCAACAATTATCCATTACACGTTATTTTAGTTTTACAAATTATTTCCTCAGTCTCTAAGTCAACTATAACTACTCTGTAATTGACATAAACATTGTCTTTGTTTAGTTCCTTTTTTATATTATCCCAACTATCAGGATAGCTTTTTAATGGCTTTATACTTATTATATTTTCCTTTGGTGCAGTCAATAATAAGTTACCTATTGTATTCTTTACATCGGCATCGCACGTATCCTTAGCGAATAATATTACTAGCTTGTAGGTATTTTTTTCCATTTGCCTACTAGGCATTTTAGGGTCAAAGAAATAGGTAGTCTCTGTATTTCTCAAATACCCTTGATATTTTGCACTATTAAAAAGTTCATTAGTCTCAGATAGATATATAAGCATATCCTTATCTTTAGGCTGCTTATAGATACTAACTATATCCATATTTATCAAACTACTAATTACCTTCGCTATCACTTATGATTGTTTTTAATAGATTTTGTTTTTCTTTTTCACTCACCTTAAAGAAGTTCAAAAAATGACCTCTTATCTTATCTCCGTCTTCTTTTGGTACTATTATTTCGTACTCGTATGGATTTATTTCTCTAACTGCTCTAACTGCATTCTCAAAACTATTTTTGAGGCTTCCAGTTAATTCAATTGGCGGTCTGCCGCTTTCACTTTTTAGCTGACTATATCCGCCTTCAAAGTATTTTGATTTTCCGCTTTTAGTTTTTTCACCTCCCAATCTAATACCTTTATATCTTGCGACACTTGCATACATTGGCTCAGTGCTATATGGCTTCGGTTCATTACCGTTTATGTCTTTATTATCTACAAATATTCTCTTCACCATTGCATCGTGTAAATCAAACACAGCCTCTGCAAAGTTTTTTTCTAACCTCATTTGATATGCAGCAAAGACATTGTCTAAACTCATACTAGCCAACTTTTAGCTTGTACTCGTGAACCACAATCAAAGCACCCACTATCTTTTAAACTTAATGAACTTAACTCTAAACTATATTGAGTTTCATATTCAGCTTTCAGCTCTTTATAGTCTTGGTCTTGCATCATTCTTTGATTAATTTCACCACTAAATAAGCCGTCAGTAAGTAATATACTAGCCACCTTATAATTCATAGCTATCTGAAATAAATCTTTGTTGGTGCAAATAAAAGTATTGTAATCACAAAGGATAGAATAGTCTAATAACATTCCATTTATTCCATGTCTGTAGTTAGTTCTGCCTAATATATCTTCAGCAACGGTTACTTCTACATATTTGAAATCTTTGTTTAGGGTTACTGTTTTAGTAACTCCGCTCACCACACTTACTGGTACTAATTCAACTACTGCTAACTCATTTGTAAACTTTAAATTTATAGTTCCAGTGTATTGAACGTTTACGTGAGCTTTATTTAGCCTATAAAATTGCTTATAGTTTGAATTAAATTCAAAGGTTTGAATATTGGAATATGTATCCGTAAATCTCTCACCTAGAATCTCATTATATTTGTTTGTACTTTTGCCTTCTTTACTAAGCAAAGCACTTACCATTGAGTTATATGCTAACTCTGTAGCCTTATCTATTGCATCTTGTGGATTGTCAAACATAGAATATAAATCTAGTTTGCTAAGGGTGTTAA